TGCGTCCGGCGCTTCTGGGCCTCGAGGGCGGAGTCCGCCTTGGCGATCTCGCCGCGCAGTTCGGCCTCCTTCCGGATCAGCTCCTCGATAGCCGCGATCTGATCCTCCGTCAGGTCGAGGCCGGCCTGCGCAGCCGCGGCCACGATCTCCGCGGCGGCGACCTTCACGGCGCGCTCCTCGGCGGTCAGGCCGATCAAGGTCTCGAGGACTGCGACCTCGCGCTTCCGGGCCTCGAGGTTCACCTCGAGGAACTCGGACTCGACCTGCGCCTGGCGCTCGGCATCCCGGCGGGCCTCCGTCGCGGCCTTCTGCGCGGCCTCCTCCTGCTGGATGGCGGCCACGGTCTTGATGATCTCCGAGCGCTCGTCCTGCCCGAGCTTGATGCCCGCGGCCTTCGCGATCGCCTCGGCCTCTCGGACGGCGACCACGCGCTCGCGCACCTCCGGGTCGAGCCGGAGAAGCTCGAGTTCGTCCTTCAGCCCGTCGCGTAGGTCGCGGATCGACGCCGCGGCCTTCAGCTCGAGCGCGATCTGCTCCTCGATGCCCTTCCGGCGCATCTCGCGCGCTTCTTCGGCGGCGCGGGTTGCCTCGTCGCGCCGGGCGTTCTCGTCGGCGAGGTCCGACGCCTCGGCCCGCTCGATCGAAAGCTCGACCTGGATGGGGGTCAATTGACTCTCGAGGCGGTCGATCTGCCGCTGCACGAGCGCAACCGCGCCCGGGCTCGAAAGATTCCCGTCGGCGAGGCTTTCCTGCGAGAACAGGTCGACGTCGATCAGGCCTTTGAATGCGCGCTTATCGACGAAGGTCGACGGGTCGAACGCGTTGCCGGCCTTCCGCTGATCGGCCAGGAAGTCGTCCTGTAGTTCCTTCAGGGCCGCGATCTGGTTCCGGATGGCCTCCGACTGGCCCTCGAGGCTCGGGTCCCGCCCGCCCGTCGCCTCGGCGAACGCGTTCTGCGCACGCACGACACGGTCGAGCGTCGAGCCGAGATCCTTCATGGTCTCGGAGTACGCGCCGGCCGCTTCGGCCGCGGCGTCGGCCTTGTCCGGGACGAGAGCCAAGGCCGTTACGAGCGACCCGACGGCCACGGCCGCGAGGCCGATACCCGTCTTCGAAAGCGCCAGCTTGAACGTATCCGCGGCGGTCGCGGCGGCTCGGAGGGCAGTCACGACTCGGAAGATGTTGCCCGCGACCGTGGCGAACGCGATGGCTGCCAGGGCTGCGCCCACGCCTTTGATCGCCGCGGCGAATCGCTCGGCCCGCACGCGCGCGGCGCCGAAGACGTTCCCGGTCCCGGTGAGGAGTCGGATGGCGCCGGCCAAGTCGTCGGTGAGATTCTTGAGGGACTCGCCCACGCCGCCCTCGCGGCCGAGGGAGAGGATCGCTTCCTGCGTCGCGGAGACTAGGGCCTTGAAGGAGCCCACGAGGCCGGAGTCCTGGATCTCCGCCAGCTCTTTCGCCGAAAGGCCGGCTTTGTTGTACTCGCTCCCGAGCTTCTCGGTCGCGCCCGCGAGGATGGCCGCGGCGGCCGCGTTCCGACGCCCGAAGATGGCGTCGAGGACGCGCAGCTTGTCTTCCTTCCCGAGGTCCTCGAGGCCCTTCCCGAGCTTCTCGAAAATCTCGGTGAGGTCGTTCGTGGCCGGGTTGACATCGCTCGCCGTAAGCTCTAGCTCTTTGAGGGCCTTCTCGGCCTTCGAGGTCGGGGCGCTCAAGCCAAGTAGCACGCCACGGAGGTTCGTGCCCGCGAGGCTCGCCTGCACGCCGGCGTCGCCGAGGATGCCGAGGGCGGCCGCGGTCGTCTCGACGTCGAGGCCCGCCTGCTTGGCGATCGGGCCCGCCAGCTTGAGGGCCTCGGCCAGTTGCCGCACGTCCGTGTTCGCCTGGTTCGCCGTGCGCACGAGCGCGTTCGAGACGCGCGCCGTCTCGCCGGACGCGAGGCCGAATTGCTGGACGACGTTCGAGGCGATGTCGGCCGCCTCGCCCAGCTCGAGCACGCCGGCCACGGCGAGGTCGAGGGTCGAAGGCAGCGCGTCGATCGCTTGATTCGCATTGAAGCCCGCGCGCGAGAGGAAGAGGAGACCCTCGGCCGCCTCGGATGCCGAGAAACGCGTCGAAGCACCCGCGTCGCGCGCGGCGTCCTCGAGCGAGTCGAACGTGGCGGCCTGCTCCTGAAGGGTGGCCGTCGTGTCGGTCGCGACGCCTTGGAGGGAGAGCATCGTCTCCTCGAAGCCGGCGATGGCGCGGATCGCGCCGCGCGCCGCGGCGAAGCCCGCGATCGTGCCGAGGAGTCCGCTCACGCGGAAGCCCGCGCCTACGGACGCCGTCCCGAAGACCCGGAGCCGGGTCGTCGACTTGTCGACCTGCTTCGTGAACCGTCCCAGCTTGTCGCGCGTCCTGTCGGCGTTCTGGCCGATCCGCTTGAGCGGCCGCGCCGACGGACGGTCGTCAATGGCAATCGGGATGGTGGGCATACGTCAGTCGTCGTCTAGGAGGTCTTCCGGGAGGGCCGGTTCATTCTTGCAGATTCGGCTCCATTCTGCATCCATGTCGACGAGCAGGGAGAGGTACTCCTCCCGCGCCACGGGGTCCAGAATGCAGACCCCGTCCAGGTAGGCCACGATCGACTCGACCGAGATCGAGGCACCGTTCCGCTGCGCCGAGAGCAGGTTGAAGGCCTGCACCACGGGCTCGAGGTCGATCGGCAGCTTCGGGCGCTCCTCGAAGATCTCGATGGCGTCTTTGTCGCCCTCGTAGAGCAACTCGACGAGAGTCGGCAGCGACCCCACGTTGGTCATGTCCCAGCGGAGTCGCCGTCGGAGTTTTTTGCCGACTCGAGGAGGAAGGTCCGGCGGAAGGCTTCCTTCCCGCGGGCCTGCTCGACGAGGAACTCGTGCAGCTCCTCGTAGCGCGGGTTGCGCAGGATCTCGAGGGCCTTCTCCTTCGAGTAGGGGACGTCGACCACCTCGCCGTCGACAAGGTCCTGCATGTTCTGCCACTCCTGGATGACGCACTCGGCGATCGCGTGCTGCGCGATCTCGAGCGAGCGGACCGAGGATAGACGCCCTTCGCGCGCGAGTTGACGCTCGGCCGGATCCAAGTTCGCCAGGTAGCGCTTGTATGACGGCATGAAGGGGAGGATGCGGAAAACGATCGGGTCGGAGGGATCGCCGAAGGCGACCCAAGCGCCTTTTTGCATCTTCTCGTCGTCCGACTGGAACTGTTGAATGAAAGCCATAGGTGTAGTCTCGAAGTGAAAGGGGTAGGCGGACCGAGTCAAAGCCCGGCCCGCCTGTCGGGGGGAAAGGGTGGTGGGATTACTCGACGACCCAGCGGGCGGTTTTGCCGATCGTCTGATCCTTCGCGGTCTCGAAGGAGAACTCCGCGGAGATTCGCGTGTTCTGGCCCGAGGCCGTGCCTCCGCCGTCCGAAAGGATGACGCGCGGGAGGTAAAGGACGTTGTTGTTTCCGGCCGCGTCGCGGAAGCGGATCGACAGCTCGGTCTCCGTGAAGCCGCGGTACTTCTCGAGGAAAGCCTTGTCGCGGAGGAAGAGGGTCAGCGTGCCGGAGACCTGGAACTTACCGGAGGCGATGTCGATGGCGCCCAGCGACGCGACCTCGTTCAAGGCCTCGCCGTTGTTCGTGATCTCGACGGTCAGCCCGGTAACGGTGAAGGCCGCCTTCGCCTCGAGTACGGCCGTGACGTTGCCGGTCGCGTTGATGACGTTGGTCGTAGACACGGCCGCATCGCCCGCGCCGTAGCTCGAGCCGCCGCCGTCTTGCTCCGTCTTGCCGAGCAAGCCGAACTCGCCGGTGACGATCGCGCCGGGCTGCACGTTGAGGGACATGGTATTGAAGACCATTCCCGGGTACTGCACGAATTCGTCCGTGGCCGACAGATCGCCGTAGCGCTTCTCGAAGGAAAAGCTCCGCTGCGTGACGCCGTTCTCGACGAACTTCGCATTCCCGACGGTCATGGACGCGCCGGCCGATTCATTGACGACCGCGGCCTGCCCGCCGACGAGCGTCATCGCGCCCGCGGCGACGGTCGAGAGCTGGTAAAGGTCGTTGTGGCTCGCCGTGCCGGAGCACGCGACCCAGTCGCCGACCGCGAAGCCGGCCGACACGAAGCCGTTTGCCGAGTCGCGGATCTCTTGCGTGCCCGCGTCGAAGGAGATCGTCGTGGCCGTGATCGTGGTCGCAGCACCCTTGAGGGTGAAGCCCTTGTTCGCGTTCGACCCGGCGCCTTGGAAGACGCCCATCCCGATCGCGGTCTCGAAGGAACTGTGCGACAGCTCGTAGCCGAGCGTACCGGACGCGCTTTCATTGACGCGAGCCACGTCGGCGTCCTGGCGGTCGGTCGTAATCTCGGCCGACCGTACGGTCTCGGTGTCCTTTTTCAGGGACTCGGAAGTGAAGCGGAAGGGCTCGAGAGTCGCGGCCGCGTCGGGGGTCCCGAACGTCGACTCGACTGCGTAGTAGAGGGAAAGTTGGTCTGAATTGGCAATTGCCATGGGGGGTTACTCCTGGAGGGACTCTAAGTCAAGTCGTCGGCTGTGAAGGGACATACTACGTCGATTCTGTGCCATTGGCCATCCCTGTACCCCGGGGAGGGGGAGGGGACCATAAGGTGAAAATCGGCTGTCTGGACGGCGCGAAAGGCGGACACGATTGCGTCTACGAGCGAGAGCATGCCGGCATCCCCGAGGGCGAGGGGTCCCCGGCAGACGGCGACGAGGTTCCCGCTCGTGCGGAAGTTCGCCGCGTTCTCGCCGCGGGTCTCGGCTTGCCGGGCGCCGGCCGGCTGCACGGAGAGGTCGACCCATGTATCGGTGAGCGGGTCCTGCACGCTGTACGGACTGGCGTCGGACCCGAAGGGCGGGGCGTTGTCGTACAGGACGGGCATGCTCAACGCGACTTCGATCTGCGTTTCGAACCTGCCCCGGAGGGCGTTGTACAGGTCTGCGTAGAAAGTCATGGGGCTACACCTTCACGGCTTCGCGGGTTTCGAACTGGAACGGACACACGAGGTCGACGACCCACCACTGCCCCTCAACGCGCCCGGCGCGCGGGACAGGGATGCCGAAGCGGAAGTCGGCCGAAAGGGACTGGAATCGGAAGGCCGCCACGGCCGCGTCGACTTCGGCCAGGATGGCCTCGTCGCCGGTTCCGAGGGGCGCGTGTAACGATGCTACCACGCGCGCCTGCTTCTCGAACAGGTTCCCGTCGCCGTAGTCCACGTGGCGGGCGGAAAGGAACTCCACGCGGTGCCGCGCCCAGAGGGTCGTCCCGGGCAGGAAGGCCTCCTCATACGGCTCATTATCGTAGACGGTCGGAATCGACTGACCTAGCTCGCACTGCACGAACCAAGCGCGGCGCGCGATGATCGCCGCCGCCGCGTAGCAGCCGGCGACCGTGAACGTCGTAACGATCGTGAGTCCGTTGACCTGGGCGCTCATGTCGCCCCGTCCGCAGAGCGCGGCCGGGCTGAAGGTCGCCGCGCCGGCGATGGCCGCATCGACCATGCCGCGCCCGCAGATGACGCCGTCCGTCGTGGCGGAACCGGCGATCGCCGCCGCCGCCGGGAGTCGGCCGCAGAGTAGGGCCGCGACGCTCCCCTGGCCGTCGATCTCCGCGACGAGGTCGCCGAGCGCCTGCATGGTGCCGACCAAGGTCGTCTCGCCCGGGGCGACCGCCGCGGCGCACCCGCGGCCGCAGATGACACCCGACACGGACGCCGCGCCGGCGATGGAGGCCGCGATGCTCTCGCGGCTCTGGAGGTCGCCGATCGTGGTCGCGATTCCGTCGAGGGAGAATGCCGCGATGTTCGCGAGGCCGCAGAGCGTGCCCGAGACGGTCGTCGTCCCGGCGATCGCCGCGGCCAGGGCCCCGTCACCCTCGAGGGCCGCGGATACGCTCGAGGTGCCCGCGCTCGAGGCCACGGCGCACCCGATGCCGCAGAGGACCCCCGCCGTCGTGGCGGAGCCTGCGATGGCCGCGGCGATTTCGATGTGCCCGGTGAGGCTGCCCGTCACGGTCGCCGAGCCCGAGACGGTCGCCGCGAGGGCCCCGTCGCCCTGCGCCGCGCCGGCGACGCTCGCCGCGCCGCTCGGCCCGCCCGCGAGCGTCCCGCGCCCGCACACGACGGCCGCCAGGCTGGCGGCGCCCGCCGGGGCTCCGTCGATGCACCCGATCCCGCAGAGGTTGCCGACCACGGTCGCCGCGCCGGCGATCGTCCCGTCGATGGGTCCGGTCCCGCCGGCGCCCGCGACGAGGTTCGCCGTGATGGATGCGACGCCCGCGCTCGAGGCCGCCAGCGGAGCGAGGCCACAGATAGCCCCAGTCGGCGCGGCTGCGCCGCTCGCGAGTGCGCCCATGCTGCCGAGCCCGCAGAGCGTGCCGCTAGCAGAGGCGCTCCCAGAGGCCGTGGCGGCCAAGCTGCCGCCGCCCATGAGGGAGCCCGTCACGGAGGCAGATCCGGCGATCGTGGCCGCCAGGACGCCTACGGCCCGGGCCGTGCCGGCCGTCGTCGCCGACCCGGCGCTCGAGGCCGTCCCCAGGTCCGCCAGGCCGCAGATCGCGCCGGCCACGGAGGCCGCGCCCGCGGGGGCGCCCGCCATGGATCCCCGGCCGCAGATGACCGCGACCACGGAGGCCGAGCCCGCGATCGCGCTATCGATGGGGGAGACCTGAACGGGGGTAGCCGCCACGGTCGCGACGCCGGCCGAAGCCGCGGCGACCTCGGCCCGCCCGCAGATCGCGCCCGCCGTCGTGGCGCTCCCGCTGATCGCGGCGACCATGCCGCCCGTTGTCGACCCGACGGCCGCCGTCGTAGCCGAGCCCGCGATCGCGGCGTCGCCTTGGATCATGCCGCAGCCCGCGGCGGCGACGGTCGCTTGGCCTGAGATCGCGGCCGCCATGCTGCCAATGCCGCAGATGTCGCCCGTCGTCGTCGCGTCGCCGTCGATCGCGGAGTCGATCGCGCGCGGCTCGCACGGCCAATGCACCACGTCGAACCCGATCCATTCCTCCTGGCCGGAGTCGGAAACGACCCAATTCACATTCGTTGTCGTCGTCAGCTTGACGTCACCCGAGCCACGCGGGTAGGCCGTGCCGGACCCGTCGCTCGAGCACGTCGTGCCCATGAGCGAGGTCTGCGCCATATCGAGTACGGCCGTGATGGTCTGCGCGTAGACCTTCTCCTCGGGCCCCGACGTATCCGAAGAATAGTTCTCGTAATGCTGGACCCACATATGGCCGTCGGCGCGCGCGGAGTCGTGCTCGATGACCCAAGCTTTTCGGAGGCGGGTGCCGGCCGAACTCCTGAAGTGCGTCCGAAGGCGCGTGGTCGAGTTGATCTTGAATTCGTCGCCGGCATCGTCTAGCCCGGTCGAGTTGTTATCCGTCGCGTACTGCGCATGGATGAACGCCTTCGCGAGCCCGTTCAAGGTCGACGGGAGCAGGGTCGTACCGTTGTTGCTCGAGGTCGCCGGCGTCCAGGGCGTGCCTCCGCCCGAGGTGTACTCCACCTCGCCGATCTTCCAGGCCGAGCCCACAAACTCGACCACGGCGTAGGAGACGTACGCCGCGTCGGTGCTGATTTTACGCTCGAACTCGACATCGTAGCCCGGGCTCCCGAGCCAGCGGGTGACGCAGAGAGACCCGCCCCAGCGCGTGCGGGCCGTGTGGGCCGACGCCTGCGCCAGGATGAACGGGACCGCTTGAGTGTGGTCGCTCGCGTTGTGGGCAGTGCTCGCGGTCAAATTGGTGGCCGCGATCGTCTGGGCCCCTTGATCGGTTACCTCGATCTCGTTCTCCCCTCCCGACGGCCCGATGTATTGGAGGATCTCCCACGAGCAGTTCGTCTCGCCCGACGTCCCGATGCGGCGGAACTGAAGCGACGTTGCGATATTCCCCGGGTTGGAGATCCAGACCGAGAAATCGTCCAGGTTTTGGTTTCCGCCGCCTGATGACTTGCCGCGTCCGGTGAGGCGGGAGTTCGTCAGGTAGCAGAACGCAGTTGAGGAGTCGACGCCGGACTCGAGGTCGTAGTCCGTGCCCTCCGTGAGAGTAACAGTCGAGGTTCCGCTCGCGAAACGAGCGAAACCCCGAATGACTTTGAAATCGGCGGCCAAGGGTCACCCTCTCCGGGGATCAGTCCTCGGTGATGTCGAGATCCCCCGCCGCGAACTCGGGCGTGATGTTGGTCGACACCGCCAAGCTCGAGGACAAGGCCCCGTAGTAGACGAGGTTGCCCGTGCCCGAGGCGGCCGTCCCGATGCCGACGTGCGTAATCGTCTCCGAGCCGCCGGTCGCCTTGGGGAAGGTGATCGCGTTATCATTGTCGACCGTGTCGCCGGAGACCGTCCACTCGGTGCCGCTGCGTGTCACGGCCACGCGGGCATACGAGGTGTACGCCGCTTCGTTCGTGGTCTGGTTCCCGGTCTCGGCCGGGCTCGCCGTGTGCAGGGAAATGTAAAGGTTCGTCGCCGCACCCTCCCACGGAATGGCCGTGTCGAGGAAGATGAATTCGAGGAGATCGGTTTCGAAGGCGTTCGTTTTTGACATGGGGCTTAGGGGAAAAGGGCTAGGATTTCGGCGACGACTCCAGTCGTAATGCCTTGTGGTGCTTGTGTACTGTAACCGCCGCGCACGAGAATGCGACCGAAGCGGCCGGGGCGCGGGTCCTTCGAGGGGCCGGGGTTTGCCGGGTCGAACCCGCCCGAGTCGATCACGTGCCCGTGCTGGGCCGTGTTGTTGACGTAGACGACCTGGAACGGCACGAGGCCGGTCAGTGATCCGAGGATGCCGGCCAAGTTCGGGGTGCCGGTCCCGTCGAGGGGGGCCGTCGCCGGGACGCCGATCTGCGCGCGCCAATTCGCGATGAAGTTGCCCCGGTCGCGCGGGCTGCGCGCGAGGGCGCGCGAGAGCACCTCGAAGGTGATCTTCTTCTTCAGGACCACGAGTTGGTCGGGGCCGGCCGCCTTCAGGGCCTTGTCGAGCTGCCTCGAGAAGGTGCGGAAGTTGCTCACGTTGGACGCCATGGCTACGGCCTCCGGATCGCGAGGATGTGGATAGCCGGCAGGAGGCCGGGGTAGTAGGTCTCCACGCCGAGCACGGACCATTCCTCGCCGTCGAAGCCTACGAACGTGATCGAGTTCTTCGGGGTGAAGGTGATATCCGGCGCCGAGAGGATCACCATGGCGTCGGACGCCTCGACGATCTCCTTCGAGAAGAGCTGCCGCGACGCCGGGACGGGCGGGCTCATGAGGGTATCCGGGTAGGTCGTCGTGCCGCCGCCGACGACGAGCCCTTGGGCCGGGTCGTACGCGCCGCCCGTCCGCATCGTGAACGTAACCGAGACCCCGAACTCGAGAAGCATCTCGGTCGCCAGGGCCCGGAATTCAGTCGTGTTCTCGGCTGCGGTCATGCCAGGGAGATTCGGTTCGACGCGTGCGTGAGGGAGGCCAGGAGGGCCTCGAGTTTCGGGACGCGCTTCTGCGTGGGCGCCGACCCGCTGTAGGTGGTGGACTTCTTGAGGGGGCCGAGTTCTTTGCGCTCGGACACGACCGCACCGGTGCCGGC